ACTATCAAAATGAGGATTGTTTTTAGCAGCATCAGATTGTGCATCTCTCTTCTTAGTCAGCATTTTTGCTTTCTTATCAAGATAATTTTTCATTTCAACTGACTCAGATTTGTTACCCCAGTTTGCAGCACCTACCTTACGACATTTAACTAATGCACCTGATGCATATGCACTTGGCCAAACTGAATATCTTGATTTTACTTTATGATAGCAAGCATCTTTTGATCCACTACCCTTACCTTTCTTATCTTTTGCTTCTCCTAAAACTATCTCATCTCCAACCTCTACATTGTTTTCTGTAAACCAACCACGATTTGCTTCGATTGCAAATAATACTTTACCATCTGAATATACTGGTAATGTACTATGTGGTGTTAATTCTTTTATACTCTCAACAATTCCATCCTCTCTTACAAATGCAATATCAAGTGGAATACGAGTATTTTTCATATGGAATGAATGCTGTCCCACTTCTTCAAATATAAAGAGCATTCCTTTATCAACATCTAAACTCTCACGGAACATAAGTCCAAGTCTAAATGTTGCATCTGTATTTGGTATTTCAACTTCTAATGGTAGATCAATATATCCTTCACTTGTTGTAGTAGTATGTTGCTCATCAGGTGTATTTGATGCAAGATTCTTTGCCTTCTGTTTTTTTGAGATCTTAGGACCACCTATTGGATCACCATATTCATCTCTTTTGATCTCTTCATTCATTTTCTTCTTTTTATCAGTTGAAACGTATGTTGGTTTTGCAGCACCAGATTTTGCTTGTTGACCTGGATCTGCTTTCTTCTTTCTTCTTGATGCAGAGAGTCTTTCTGCTTTTGTCATACTTGCTCTCTTTGATGATGATACGCATTTGGGTGTACCTTCACCTGGTTCATCACTTGCACAAGTTCCTCCAGTGACAACATTCACCCAACCAGGTTTGCCATCTTTGGACTTTGAACCTTTAAACCACTTATGAAGTGAACCTTCTTTAACTGACTGTTGAAATGCTTTCTTAACTTCAGACACTCCAATGACATCAATTACTTCCGCAAAGGTCTCTCCTTTTGAATCTTCGATAGTAATAGAATCGCTCATTAGAACTAAGATTTCTCTTTATTATTTAGTATTCCTTGTTTTAACATCTTTGAGAGTTCAGATGTTGATCCTACAAAGAGTGCATTGTTAGTTACGTTATTTGTTGTTTGTTTTTTATCCTCGTCTACTTCTTTAACTTTTTTCTGTAAATCCATTAACTTATCAGTCGTATCTGCAACTGACTTTATAATTTGACCTGCAACTTCATATGCTCTGGCACTTCCACCTTCACCAGCAACTTCTAAAATACCATTTAATGCTTCTTGACCTTTTTCGACTAACGAATATAAATTTGCACGAGTATAATCATAGTCTTTCTTGACATCATCCTTTGTAGATTCCACCTTTTGTGGTTTACTAGTTGGAGTGACATCAATCGCACTACTTGTGTTTAACGCTTCATCAATAGAATCATAGTTAGTCATTGTCTTCATTAAATATCTTTTTGTTGTGTTGGACTATATGATTTAGAGTCAAAAAATGTTTCAGTACTACCATTAAATCCAAAGTCATCATCTGGTTCAACAAGTAAATCATCAGCTGCTGTTAATACATCAATTGATGCTCCCTCCATATGGGTTGCAGTGATAGTTTGATAACCACGATTTACAGTAATTGTATTAGAATCAACAATTTGTTTAATTTTCATTATTTCTTTATCTATAATAATTCTCATACCGACTGCTAATGCGGAAGTATCAGAAACATCAAATTTTGTTTTTGTTTTAGTTAAATCTGACCTCAATATTGCAGTATTATCATCATTATAATCTTTCAATGCTTGAGGAGTAGCAGTATATCTTAATTCTCTTCTTGCATTTTCAGTATCAACAGATGCATGATAATCAACCTGAACTTTCTTGATAAGACCCTCACTAGAATCAGATACAGGACCAAAGAGATAAGTCTTAGCAGTAAAGTTTAATGTGTATATAAGTGCTCTTCGTGTTGCAAAATCTCCCTCATAATCATCTTGGAATGAAATATTATCTAATACAATAGGCACATCTCTTTTTTCTCCAATAACATCTATCAAATTAATAGTGATATTAAATGATGGTTGAAAGTAAGGTAATATTTGTTCTATAATCTGCAAAGCATCATCATTTAATTTAACAAGAATATTCAATTCAAATCCAAGATTATATGGAACTGGCATGAATACTTTTCTTAAATTGCTTCCATCAGATGCTTTAAATGTTTGTGTTATTCCACCCTTTCTTGTCGCATCATATGCAATATTGGTTGTTTCAAATGACATTCTGGGAAGAGTAATTTGAGTTGCACGATTTAGATCTGGTTGTTGTTCCAATCTTGCTAGAAATTTTTGCATAGGTCCGTAAGCAAGAGGAACTCTCATATCACTCGTTTCTTTTCCAGATCCATCTCGATGACGAATATGAATATCATTGAAGATTGTACCAAAAGCAATTATGGTTTTTCTGAGTATTTCGTGATAGTAATAATTTCCTAACATTAAAATGTACCGAATGGGTTTCCTTCTGAGAAATCAAGTATTTGATCTGCCTCTGTTTCTATATTTTCATTATCATCAAAAGCAATAGTGCTTTGATTATCTTCATCAACAAAATCAAGAACATAATTTGAACGTGCTGTAGTACCAATTGAAAGTATTGCATTGAATGGACATGGAATACAGATAGTTGGTGGGTGTATTGATATTGTACCACTTCCAATAGCTATAACAGTTGATCCACCACCAATTACTGGAACAGTGGCTCCAGCACCAGCAAATGATTTCTTTAATGCCATACCAACTTCAATACCAGCAGTGCTATTAACTGTAATTGTTGTCTGAATACCATTACACGATCCAACAACCTGAGTAACTACATTAAAGTAAGTAGATTCAGTTGCCTCTATGATCTCACCAGGAATAAATGCACCTTGAGTAGAACCAATGCCAACATTAGTCAAATTAAGAACTTTAGTGTCAGTATCCCAAGATTTAACTCTTGCTCGAACACCAGATGTCTTTCCAAATACAATTTCTTGAGGTTCAAAATTACCAACACCAGATAGTTCTGGATTTGCAGTTGGCACAATCGAAGGCATTGATATTGTAGCAGTTGGTTGTTGTGTATATCCAATACCAGCATTTAAAACTCTAATGTCGGAAATTGTACCATCTGCTAAAAGATTTGCTTTTGCAATGGCAGGTGAAGTATTATTTCCAGTGATAGTTACAGTTGGAGTTGCAGCATAACCAACACCATTATTTGTCATTGTAAAGTCAACAATACCAAAATTGGATAATTCTACAGCAGCAGTTGCAGCTGCACCTACACCACCTCCTCCAATAATTTCGATAATTGGGGGAGCAGTATATCCAATACCTGCATGAGTTAATTCAATTCGATCAATTGAAAATATACCAGCCTTTTCGGTTGTGATTGCTACCGCAGTTGCATCTATATTACCTAGAACATCAGGAGCTGTGGAGATTGCAACTGTTGGTGTGCTTGTATATCCATTACCATCATCATTAAGTATGATTTCACGAATATATCCCCTATTAATTAGATTCAATTGAGCATTTACAGTTGCTGTTGTTCCAGCACCAATCAATTGTAATTTTCTAATATATCCAATATCCTCTACCTGTTCATCAACATCATCAATACCTGTATCAATAATTTCATCCTCATATTCAAATAACTCACATTTAAGTTGATAAACATAATTTTTTCCTAGTTGATAAAATGGTTGTTCATGTTCAACAAATTTTATCTCAAAAAGTCTTTGACCTAATGGGAAAAATATTAAATCACCTTCTCTTGGTCTGGAAGATAAATCATACCCATCATCTGCTGCTAAAAATGGTGATATAAAATCTTCAAATCTTTCTTTTGATACCGTGACTGTAAGTTCATCTCTTAAACTTACACCAAATTTTGTCATAATATCACCTTGACCACCATATCCATCAAAGGTATTTACATAAGCTTCTAATAAAAAATTATCATCAAAAACAGATGATTGAACTTCTCTTAAAATAGTTTGTTCTCTTACAAATTTTCTTGGAATATATCTTATATCAATACCATAAATTGATAAATGTTCATTTATCAAATCTTGAACAAGTCTTTGTTCTCCTTGAGATCCTTGTAAAAAATGGGGATTTAATGCCATTATATATCACCCAATAAAATCAAGAGGAGGTAATTCAAACTCTGTTGTCATTCTTTTTCTTATTTCCTCAATCTCTCTAATAGCATCATCATATATTTCTCTACCATTAAGTTCAATACCACCAGGTAATTTAGTTCCTCTAAATTTTATTAAATTTTGTCCCCATTGTTTTTTAATTAATGCAGTGGCATATAATTTAACAAACATATCATTATAAACTTGTTTGAATATTTCTGGATCTAAAGCACGATAACAATCTATGATTAAAAAATCACCAACTGTCTGTGATCCCCAATCAATATCTAAGTATAAACGATCTTGTCTCTTGTTAAATCTAATTTGTTTTTCTGGTGATAGAAGAAAATCAATATCTTCTAAACGAGTTTTTGTCATACTATATTGAAGTAATTCAACAGAGTTAAAATAATAAAGATCATTTAGAAATAATTGATATTTAATACTGAACATACCACCTGATATGCTACTACTATCAAACTTAAATATTTTTTCAATTCCTACAACAGAATCTGGAACTTGAATATAATTTGAATTTTCATAAAATTCATATGTTCTAGGAGCGTAAGTTGCTATCCCTGTATTCACCATTGATGTTGTAATACCAGTGGTGTGTATTCCAATACCTTCTGTTCCACCTATACCTGTTGTTGTTCCTGATACAGTAACACCAAGTCCTCTATCAACATCATCTTGTGTTATTTTATATTTTAAATACATCTTCTCTACACCATCGAAGATGCGTTCATGGAACATTTGTATTGCATCATCAATTAAATCATCAATCTGATCATCATCAACATTGACCTCCAACACAGGAGCACCCAACTGCCTTAAGCAATACTCTGTTAATTCTTGTCTAGTGCTTGCTTTCGCCATCTTCTTCTTCGATATCTGCTAATAAATTTTCGTATTTTTCTTGCAGTTCCATTTTTTCTGCAAGTAATTCTTTTTGAGCATCTAGGTGGTCTTGTACGACTGTCTGTAATTTTGCTTCAAGTAGAATATTTTGGTTGGTTAATGTAGCAATCTTTTGGTTATAGATTTTAATCAAAGCATTCACATCAACATCATTTGAATTTGTCATTTTTTAGAAAGTTCCTCCATCAAGGGTCGTTGTCCACTTTGGTATGCCAGCGGCATTAGTGGTTAACACAAAGTTAGAAGTAGTTATACCAGCAGCAGTACCAGCAGCACCAACTTGCTTACCTGTTGTATCAAAGTAAACGATACCATTTCCAGTGGTATCAAAATCACCTGTCTGGAAATATATATTCTTGATATCTAAGGAACCTCTTGTGCCAGATACTGTGTCACCTGTTATGGTGGCATCAGGTATAAAACTAAATGACCCTGCAGGTGCACCACTATTTGCATTTGAATCTGTATCAACATATCCAAAGAAACCTTGTTTGTTATTACCAGCTCCTGAACTTGTATTATAGGTAAATGCTACACCACGATCAGTGTTAGTGTCAACGTTTGCTGTAACTTCTAATTGAGTTGTAGTAGCAATACCACCAACTTGAACAGCATTACTAATTGTGACTAATGCTTCATTTAAATCATATGTTGAGATTGTAGTTCCACTTGCTATGTTTGTTCCAGTAATACCATCTCCTGTATTAATACCAGCAGTCGTATCCAGTTTGATTGTACTGACACCAGCATTTGCTGTCATCATTACTGTTCTTGTGCTTGTTGTAACACCTAAGTTAATAATTGCATCATTTAAATTTACGGTAAATGAATCAACTGTTGTAGTTGTACCATCAACTTGTAAGTCACCTTTAACAATAACTGTACCTTCATTACTCAAACCATCTGGATATGGGTCAATGTATAGAGTATTACCAGTATTAGGTAAGGATGAAATTACATTTGAAGAAATACCAACACCACCAACTCTGGCATCTAAAGCATGAAGCACACCACCTGTTTGATGTATGTCACCTTCAAAGGTTGATATACCTGTAACTCGGAGGTTACGCATTGTTGCTTCATCAAAGAAGATATCATCCGCAACGTGTAAATCACCACCCACATATAAATCACTAGCAAAAGTACCAATACCTGTAAATGTTGATACACCAGTTACACCTAAATTACCACCTATATTAACACTCTTCTCTATACCAACTCCACCTTCGACTATAAGGGCACCATTATCTTTTGTGGATGAATCAGTAACATCTGCCATTAAGATCGACACACCATTAGCATATGTCCAATCAGCACCAGTTACCTGTACTCTATCAGTTCCATTCTCATCATATTCTATCTTTGCATCTTTACTATCACCAAAGGTTAAAAATATATCATCTCCAATAACTACTTCACCAGATCCATTAGGTGTAAAGAAAATATCCCCGTCTGTGTTTGTAGATGAAAGTACGTTTGCGTCTAATCTTAGATTATCTACATTCCATTGATCTACTTTTCTATTTTGATCAACAATTGCAACAAATCCATTTGCAGCAGTTGATGCGTTGGCAGCACTCGCAACTGAACCTGCTACATTACTTAATAAGTCTGTAAAATATCTACCACCAACTACTTGTGGATTTCCTCCGTTATCTCCAACAAATAATCTGTCACCACTATTTCCTTGCGTACCTCCACCACTCAGGGTTACACCAACTTCACCAAATTGTAAAGATGATGGAGCTGAAGTACCAGTTGATCTTTTAACTCGTATTATACTTGCCATCTCTAGAAGCTACCTCCGTTTATGTCCAAATTTTGTGTTGCACCTGGAGTTAACTCTAAAGTTCCAGTCCATTGCTGTGTGGTGCTGTTATACACTAAAACCATTCCATTCTGTGGGTTACTGGCGTTCACATCACTTAATTCACCAATACTTCCTGCGGTATTTCCTGCTAATGAGGATGTAACCTTTATAGCATTTTTTTGACCAACTCTTACTTTTATTTCTGCCATTATCTTGTAGCTCCTTGTCTAACTAAAACAGAACCTTCCAAAACTCTAGTCACTTCACCAGATGTATCAGTTATTAAAACATCATATACATGTCTACCAGGTTTTAAAGCAGCAGTTTGACTTGTTGAAAGACCAACTCTTATAACACCACCAGTGGCATTAATAATTTGTGTTGTGAAATTAGTAAATGTAATTGCATCAGCATGCTTTCGCATTTGAGCATTTGCTGTAAATCCAGTTAAATCTGTTGCAGAATCTGTGGCAGCATTCTCCAAAGTAAAAACTTGGGAGAAAGTGGTTCCAGTATTTATAGTAAGATTACTAGTGTAAACTGCCATGTAAAAACAATATCACGATCTAAGATATATTTATATTTAAAGTAATCCGTCTATTTTGATGATATTTGCTTGAGCAATTCCTTTATTTCTTCCAACTCCTTTTTCATACCATCTATCTCCTCTTTTTGAGATAGTCTAATATTTTTTGCTCTCTTATATTGAGAAAATCCGTGACTATCAGTATTAATGATAGCCCCAGATTTTTCATCTCTGAATAAGT